AAATGGGTATTAATAGGTTAGCAGAATCATCTGTTGAAGATAGAGAAAAAGCTACTAAAGCTGTTCTTAAAAGTTTAGAAGAACATGGTGGTTATTATTCGGCTTTAATTCATTATGAAACAGAATACCGTAATACAGAAAGTAAGCCTACTTTTAAAACTTGGTTAAAAGAATTTTACGAAGAAAATAATATGAAAGAAGTAGATAAAACGTTTAAAAACGATAAAATGGAAAAACTTAAAGAAGCTATTAAAACTGAAGTTAAAAATATATTAGTTGAAGCTAAAGACGAAGATGATAAAAAAGCATCTAAGTCAGCTAAAGGTAAAGCTAAAGGTATGAAAGCTTTAGAAAAAGAAGAACAAAAACTTCGTGACCAAAAGAAAAAACTTCAAGATAAAATATTCCCACTTATCCAAGATTTTAAAAACAAAAAAATCGATAAAGAAAAATACGAAAAGAAAGTAGGAGATATTCCACAACAAATTAAAGACATTAATAAGCGTTTAGGTGAACTTTCAAAAGAACAAGAAGCTATAACACTTAAAGAAAAAGAAGATAGAAGATCAGTGGCTGAAACTGCTATGGATAGAGAAGTACACATGGAACTTTTAAATATAATTAAAGAACAAGGTATTTCACTTAGAGAAGGTTCAGAATCAGTTAAACCATATTATGAAATAGCTAAAATAGCTTATATGGAAGGATTAACTGCTGGTTTAAGAGGAGAATAATATGGAATATTTAAAAAATTTATGGAATGCTCTTTGGGCTAAAACAACAATAGACGAAGAATTAAAATCCAGATACAACGAGGTTGTAAAAGAACTAGCAGATGTTAAAGCATCAGTTAAACAAGTAGCTAAACAATCAAAAGACGTTGTTGATGCTGCTAAAGGTAAAAAACGAAGAGGTAGAAAACCTAAAAAATAACAATAACCATTCTAAAAACAAAAAAAATGAATTTAAAAGAATTACAAGCAATGATCAAGGAAGAACTTGATGCTTACATGAACGAAGAAGAAGTAGACGTTGATGTAGATATGGATGCAGGTGATATAGACGCTGATGGCGATGAATCAGGTGATGATTCAAAAGATATGCTTATGCAAATCTACAACATGTTAAAAGATAAATTTGAAGGTGGAGATGACGCTGAAGAAGAAGCTGAAGAAGAAGATGCTGAATTAGATGAAATGATGTATGATGAAGATGAAGCTGATGAAGATATGAAAGAATCCACAGAAGAAATCGAAGAAGCTAAAGACGAAGATCTTGAAGAAGGTAAAAAAGATGACGAAGAAGATATGAAAGAAGAAGTATCTGCTGAAGTTACACACCTTCAAGAAAGATTCAAAAAATTAGCTAACATTATTAAGTAGTATACTTATGACTCTTGACGAGTTATTATTAGAATGGTCTTACAGATCAGATAAGGGGTACCCAGACATGGGTAGCCCTTCTGATATTCAAATTTTACATGAAATCCTTTCAGAATTAGACCTCCCCACAGACGAAATTTTATCAAAATTAGAAGCAGACGAACCTGGTGGTGATGACATTGAAACACCTGGTACAGATGGTATGGAAGATTCAGACGTTGAATCTGACAATGAGGAAGATGCTGCTATAGATTCAGGACAAACAACTGAATATGATGAATTAATTAAAAAAACATTAGGAGTAGACCAAGTTCCCAAATCAAAAAATAAATATAAATACCCAGGTTCTGGAGGTGCTACCTACATGGAACAAGTTAAGCCAGATGATTTAGAAATATGGCAAAAATTATGGGCTGCTAAACCAGAAAAGAAAACCGAAAAAGGTGTTGAAACAGCTGGCGTAGGTAAAGGAGAGTTATCATTATATTGGTTATATAATCACTCTAATTCTGGTGTAAAAGTAGCAGAAGGTAGAGATGGTGATGATCCAGATTTATTTTTTAATGGAAATGGTGTTGAAGTTAAAGCATATGGTTCACATAATGCTAAATTATCAATTGGTAGATATGGTGCTGATAAAGAAAATTTAAGATTATTAGGTACTATATTTGGTATAGCTACATTATCTAGAGTATTTGGTGGTGAAGGTAATGATAAAACAATTAACCCTACTAACTTTAAAGGAACAGATTTAGAAAGTGCATTTGAAAGTGTAGCATCTTTTAGTAATGTAGATCTTGAACAATTATCTGAAGTTTATCCTATATTTAAACAAATAAAAGATAATTTAGATTTTTTAGAAACAAAACTAGAATTTACAAATGCTAAAGAAGGCGCATTAGCTATGGGTAGAAAATTCTTAAAAGATAAATTAAATAGAAAACCAGGTGATGGTAATCATTTAGTTAACATTAAAAAAGATGGAAGTATGAAATTCTTCCTTATATCTTTTGATAAATTAGACAGTGATGAAACTATATTAACTAAAATGGGTTCTTCACAAAGTGCTATGGGTCTTAACTTTACAAAAACATTTGGCTAAAAACTTGGCTTATATTAATATTTTACATATCCTACAACTGTAGGGGTTTTTAGGTCGAAACGGGCGAACCGGTTATGAATCAATACAATCCCAAACATATAGATAAAGCATTAAAACGGATGGAAAAGTCCGATACGTTAAAGGGCATACACCGCCCCGACACTAATATTATGTCGTTTTTTAATGACATAGAAGAAGATAATCAGCTAGAAAAACAAAAAACAGCAGCTGAATTAAAAAGAGAACAATACTTAGAAAAAGTAAATTCCCTAAAAAAGTTAGTTGAAAATGTAGGCACTAGAGAAGAAATACATCGTATTACTGCCATAGGTGCTTTAATTGAAACTACTAATTTCCTTAATTTAAAACCAGATCGTAAAAAAATGTTAAAAGAAAATATGATTTGGTGTAATCAAATTTATAAACAATATACAGATGAAACTTAAAAATCTAAATTCATATTTAGAAGATTATTATCCAACTAAAGAAAAAATAAAACGTACAAAACCTCGTAAAAAAGATTTGGATGGACCAAAAAAGGGTCGTACGTTTAAACCAACTAAAAAATAAAAATATGGCTTACGAAAGACAAGTAGATGAACATTTAGATAGATTAGATCAATCCTTAGCACGTTTACATACGTTAATTAAAAGAGGCGAAAACGCAGCTGCTAGTCGTTTTATGTTAGAAGGTGAATTAAAAGATCGTTTTGAAGAACTTAAAACTATAATAACTATATCTCGCACAGGTAATTATGGAGCTAGAGGTGTTCAAAATACACGTTCACTTTAATAAAAAATAAAAGTTATGTTATCAGCAGAAAAAATCCAATTAAATTGGAACCGTTATATAAATGAGATCACAAATTCATTCTCAAAAGAAAGAACAGACATATTATTACCATTTTTAGATAAGTATAAAGAAAGAATGATGATGATGCCTGCTTCAAGTAAAAATTGGCACCATTCAGCATTTGCAGGTGGTTACACTGACCATGTTTTGCGTGTTTTTGATTGTGCTAATAAATTATATGAAACGTGGGTTTCAATGGGTGGTGATGTTTCCACATATACTGTTGAAGAAATGCATTTCGCAGCGTTATTTCATGATTTAGGTAAGATGGGTCAACAAGAAGGTGAATATTATCAACCAAACGACTCACAATGGCATGTTGATAAATTAGGTCAAATATATAAATTTAACACAGACATACCAGCAATGAAAGTTCCTGAACGTTCATTATTTATACTACAGGAAATTGGATGTAAAGTTACTCAAAATGAATTTATTACAATTAAAATTCATGATGGTTTGTATGATGAGTCAAATAAATTTTATTTTATGTCTGGTCAAAAAGAAACTAGATTAAGAACACACTTACCATTATTAATGCATCAAGCAGATCATATGGCTGCTCAAATTGAATTTGAAGAATGGAATAATGCTACAGATTCAGTGCCTAAAACTAGTAAACCTAAAAATGCTAGTAAAGGTGATAAAACATTAAGAGCAGCTAAAAAAGTAAATGTGAAAAATAACCCAAAATTAGCATCAGCAACGTTAGATGTTATAGATTCATTTTTTAAAGATTAACAATGATTACACTTAGTATTATATTAGCAGTAGTATTAACAGCTTCTTTTTTTATTATTAGAAATTTAATTGTAAAAAACGAACGTTTAGAAGATTTTATTACTAAACAAAGTGATGCAATTACAGCTTGTGATAAAAGATTAAAAGAAATTGATGATAAAGGCATATTTTATGCTGATGACCAAATTGGTTTCTTTTTTAGAGAAGTACAAAAAATTCAAGAAGCCTTAAACGAATTTACCCTTAAATAGACCCTTAAATGTCAAATGAAAAAAAACCAGAACCGGCTACCACCGGTTCTCTTACTCCCCCACCAGTTGTTAAAAAGAAAAGAGGTAGAAAACCATCTAAAAAACAATATTTTACAGCTGATGTAGATGCAGCTATCAAAGAATATTTAGCTTCGTCTAATCAAGATGAAAGAGATAGTATTTTTAAAGACAGAATATATTATGCTTTTTATAAATTAGCTGAAAATTTAATACACACATTTAAATTTTATTATACAGAAGTAGAATCACTAGAAGATTTAAAACATGAAGTTTGTTGTTTTTTCTTAGAAAAATTAGACTATTTTAAACCAGAAAAAGGATCTAAAGCATTTTCATATTTTTCGATTGTAGGTAAAAATTATCTTATACTATATAATAACAACAACTATAAAAAGAAAAAAGCAACAGTACCAGTATTATCTGCTGATGAAGATGATGGTGTAATGCGTCAATTAGGTAGAGATGAGCGAAAACAAGACATAAAAGATTTTATAGATTATTTCACTGAATATGTTGATAAACATATGTTTTCTTTATTTAAAAAAGATCATGATAGAAAAGTATGTGATGCTGTTAATGTATTATTTAAGCGAAGAGAAAACTTAGAAATATTTAATAAAAAAGCACTATATATTTACATAAGAGAAATGACTGGTGTAGAAACTCCAGTAATTACTAAAGTAACTAAGGTACTTAAAAAATTATATAAAAGACTTTATACTGAATATGCCGAAACAGGATATGTAAAAATCTAAATTTTTCCATATTTATAACAAAATAGTATGGATCCATTAAATCAAGTATTATTCGATGATGTTTCTTTCTCTGATTTATTGAAGGATATTCATGGAAATCAAAAGAAAAAAGCCAAACAATTAGCTCAACTTATATCTGAGTTAAAGCCACTAGTACAATCTTTAGGTGATGCTACTGTTGTAGTACCATTAATTAAAGAATATATGGAAATTAGTGTAAAAAATGATGATGCATTAATAAAAATGGCAGCTATTGTACAACGTTTATCTACAGGTACAGCCAGTTCAGGTGATGGTGGATTACTAACAGAAGACGAAATGGCTCAACTTCAAGAATTAACTGAAGAAATAGCTAAAACTGTTGAAGAACCTAAACAATTAGAAGCACCAGATTCAGATGAGTACGAGAATAAGTAGTTCAAATCCTAAATTATCTAGTAATAGATTATTTAATAAAAAACTTAGACCTGTTAAGGTAAAAGATATTATATTAGATGGTAGTACAGATAGAGCAGCTAATTATGGAGGGTATGATTCTGTAGGATTAATTTTTTATAATAAAGTTCAAATAAAAAATGATGGTCTTAATACTAACCCAGATGCTGATGAAACTTTAGAAAGTAAAGGATTTGATGGGGTTGCTAAACCATTATTTCCATTTTTAAAGTATTATCCCTTAATAAATGAAGTAGTATTAATATTATCTACTACTAGTAAAGATTATCTAAACAACAGATTATCTAGAATGGATTATTATTTTCCACCTATTAATTTGTGGAATCACCCACACCATAATACTTTACCCGCTGTCCAAAACTATAGTGAAGATAAATCCGAAATTTTTAAAAATGAAGATTATGAACAAGCTGGTCTTTTAAGAAGAGCAGTTGATGGAGAAGTAGATATTAATATACCTTTAGGAAAATATTTTAGAGAACAATTAAATATAAAACCATTATTACCTTATGAAGGTGATTATATAGTAGAAGGTAGATTTGGTAATACAATAAGATTAGGTGCTACTGCAAGAAGTGAAGCTATACCTAAAGAACAAAAAAATAATTGGTCTAATGGTGCTAAGGGAGAAGTAGGAGATCCTATCACTATTATTAGAAATGGACAAGCAGTAAACTTAGACAATCAAGGTTGGGTACATACACTTGAAAATATAAACACAGACCCATCATCTATATATTTAACAAGTAACCAAAAAATAGATAATTTTGCAATAGCAGCTCCTGATTGCTGGTATTCATTTGGTTTAAATGCTATTATACCTCAAAATGATAATGAAGAAGCTAAAAAGTTTTTAGATTCACCAGTTGATTTTATAGTAGCTGAAGAAGTTATAGTAGATAAAGAAGTTAAAGTTGAAGAAAGTACCCCACCACCTACAGAATCTACACCTACAGAATCTACACCTACAGAATCTACACCTACAGAATCTACACCTACAGAATCTACACCTACAGAACCACCAGAATCAACAGAAACAATATCAGAAGAAGATGCAGGATTTGTTGAAGAAGAAACAACAAAAGAAGAAATAGGACCTTATGCTAATATTATAGGAAAATATTATAATGGTATAGGAAAAGATAAAGAATTTAACATAGCTGAAAGTTTAGCAAGACAAGACGCATTGTCAAAAGTATATTTAGAAATAGGGAATACAAATGTAAATGTTGAATTTGGTGATAATTTTCAAACACAAACACCAACAAGATACCAGGTTGATGGGGAATTAGAAGTATATTATGCATTTAAGGTTAAATCAATAAGTTAAAATGGCAGAATTAAAAGGAGAAATAAAAAATTTACTTAACATCACTGATGAATTAGCTAGTATTCAAGACAGTGGTAAAAATCCTATATTAACACCTGTTTACCCAAATAATTATCAGGGTAAACAAGTACTATTAAATGCAGACAGAATTATTTTTAATGCTCGAAAACAAAGATCAGAAGAAAGTAAAGATGCTGCTAATACATTTGAAGGAGGAGATATACATATGTTTTCACATAATTTTATTTCTTTTAGTTCAAATGGTAGTATACATTTAAATACATTATTCCCAAGAGTAGATCAACACACTAATACTCAAAATTATATTATGTTAAATTCACCTAATATATTTATTGGTATGGATACCGTTGAAGGTAGACCTAAAAATTATCCAACCCAAAATGCTGTATTAGGGTTAAAAACACAAGAAACATTAAATAAAATATTAGATATATTTAAACAATTATTAGATATTCTAAGTGATGATTATAGTCATATTGGAGATAATGGTAAACCTACAACACCAAAAGGTGAAGCTTTTGAAACTATTAGAAAAGATTGGTATGATAATAAAGGAGAACCAGAAGCTAATAGTGTAGGAGAAATTAGAAAAATGATAAAAGATATAATTAGTAGACACGTATTTATAAAACAATAAAATGTCAGCATTAAACGCACAATCACAATTAACAGGTCAAATAAAAAACACTATTAGTAGTGTTGCAGGAAAATTACCTAATGGACAAGTTCCTTTTAAAGAGGGAATAGCTAGATTAAAGGGTACATTGCCTAATCCTATTACAATACAAAATACTTTAAAGTCAGGAACTAATGTACCTCCTAATTTTTTAAAAGATTTTGACGCTACACAAGATTTAGTATCTAATATTCCTATTTCAACAATTGATATACCTGAAGTAGAAATAACACCTACTGAAATACCTATAGAAAAACCAGTAGACACTGAAGGTTTAACTGAAAAACAAATACAAGAAGAAGAAAGAAAAAGAGAACTAAGACAAAAAAGAAATGAAATATCATCTAAAATCCAAAACACCGTAAAAGATAAAGCAGGTAGTATTTTAGGTGGGTTACAAGGACAAGCTGATAACTTAATAAAAGGAGTAGTAGCAGGAGCAGCTTTAGGAGCTGTAACTAATAGTGGGTTAGGAGAAATAGCATTAAAAATAGCTGCTTTTAAATTTTTTAAGGCCCAAATAGCTGAATCACAAAAAAGAGTTTTAAATATTCAAAAAGAAGTACTTAAAGTATCAGAAGAAGGAAAAGATGTTTTAAAGGGGGCAACAAAATCTATAGTACAAGATGGTAAAATAAAAGGAGAAGCAGCACAAAAAGAATCATCAGCCAAATCTTTAGAAGCACAAACTAATAGTATGAAACCTACGTTTCCTTCTCATCCAGGTCCGGGTAATAAAGCTAATAGTTCAGTAACTCAAGCTGCTAAAAAAGCAAGAGAAGAAGCTGATGGGTTTAAAGCTAATATGGAACAAAAAGCTAAAAACGTTGGAAAGTTTTTAAAAGATGGTTTAGAAAAAATAATGAATTTAATTTCTACTATATTAAAAGTAGTAGGTGCTATTTTAGCTATTATAGCATTTATTAAATTTTTAAAACAACTAATGGAATTATTAATGTTATTATTATTCGGAAAAAATAATTCAACATCTAGTGCTAAAGAAAATTCAAAAGCAGCAAGCCCTGAAGAATTTTTAGCAGAAATAGGATACCCAGGATTTACAGAACAAGATTTTTCTCAAGTTATTAAAGATGCCTTCAATAATTTAGGGAATTCAAATATACCTAATAGAGATAAATTTCCCCAGGATAATTCTTTAAACACAAACAACACTACAACTAATCCTAATAATAGTTCTACATCAAACTTTAATAATAGTTCTATAAATTCACAAATTACAGGATTAAATTTATCAGATCCACTTATAATAGGAGATACACAAATAGGAAATCCTATAACACAATCAGATTTAAATCCTTCTTCAGGAAAAGATTTTAATAATCACCCTTTATTAGGAGATTTAACTGAAATTCATCCTCAAATAACAAATGAATTATATAATAATGGAACTTTACCTTTAACTAATGAGCCGGTTTTAGATCCAAATAGTTTTTCAGTAGATTTAGACAAATTATATGATGATATAATAAATGAATTAACAGAAACTAATCAAATTGAGTATATAGAAAAATTATATAATTTAGATTTTGAAATGATAGGATATAAGCGTTATAGAGCTTAAAAAATTTATATTTATTAACAAACATTAATTATTAACATGAAAGCAAAAACTTTTGAAAATCTAATTAGAAAAGTAGTTAGAGAAGAAATCGATTATGCGTTACGCAGAGAAATTAAATCACTTAAAGAAGATTTACGTGATGAATTAAAACCAACAATCACAGAACATACTGAAAGATTAGTTGAAGTACCTAAAGTACCTCAATCATCTTTAAAAGAAAAAATAATGGGTAAAAAACCTATTAAAAAACAACAATTTGTAGGTAATAGTATGTTAAATGATCTACTAAATGAAACAGCAGCAGGAGATACAAATTTAAATTCAGGAAATTCACCTGTAAGTTTATCACAACCTTTTGCAACAGGTGATCCTTTACCAATGAATACAGCAGGCATGCCTGACTCAGTAGCAAAAGCAGTAACAAGAGATTACAGTGGTTTAATGAACGCAATTAATAAAAGAAACGGAAACTAATAAATGGCAAACGTAAGAGATTATATAAGAATAAATCCTATAGATACAGATAATAGGAGAGCAATAGGTGTTAGATTTCCATTTAATGCTGAAGGTGTATTTTTTTCTACTTATGAAACAGCTGAACAAGTAAAAAGCAACCTATTAAATATAATATTAACAGAACCAGGAGAAAGAGTATTTAAACCTAATTTTGGTATAGGATTAAGAGAATATCTTTTTGAAAACTTTACAGATACAGAATCTTTAAAAGAAAGAATTAATAATCAAATAAATCTTTATCTCCCTCAAATTGAATTGACAAATGTAACTGTAGATAAATCACCTGATAGTCATGAATTATATGTAGGTATATTCTATAGATTAATAAACAATGGAGAAGAAGACGCTATACAAATTAATTTTGCACAAGATAATAATTTAAGTGAATCTTCAACACCTTCACCTAATGTAGGAGGAGGATATTAAATAAAAAAACATGGCTTATAATAAAATATCAAATACAACACCTATTAAGGACATAAAATATCTTAATAAAGATTTTAATTCTTTTAGATCTGACTTAGTTGAATTTACTAGAACATATTATCCTAATACTTTTAATGATTTTACAGAAGGATCTCCAGGTTTGATGTTTATGGAAATGGCTGCTTATGTTGGTGACGTTTTATCTTATTATGTAGATACTCAATTACAAGAAACATTTTTAGACACGGTTCAAGAAAGAACAAACTTATTTCATTTAGCATATACTTTAGGTTATAGACCAAAAGTAACCTCAACATCAGTTACAGATATAGATGTATTTCAATTAATACCTTCAAAAGGACCCACAGACAATAAAACTCCAGATTTTGATTATGCTTTAACTATAAACCAACCAACAGCTTTTGAAGCATCAAATGGAGTAGAATTTTTATTACAAAATCCAGTAGTATTTAGTAACTCATCTTCTTTTGACCCTACAGAAGTAAGTATTTATTCTTTAAGTGGAAATGATCCCGAATATTATTTACTAAAAAAATCAGTAAAAGCTATATCTGCTACTAGAAAATCAACAACTTTTGAAGTAGGAAATTTAGAAAGATTTTTAATTTTAAATTTAATAGATAGTAATATTATATCAATAGAATCTATAATAGATTCAAATGGAAATGAATACACAGAAGTTCCTTATTTAGCACAAGACACAGTTTTTGAAAATATATCAAATGTACAAGGTACTAGTCCTACATTATATGAATTTTATGATGAAACACCTTATTTATTAAAATTAAAAAGAGTACCAAGAAGATTTGTTACTAGATTTACATCTAATGGGGTATTAGAATTACAATTTGGTGGGGGAAGTTCAGATAAAACAGACGAACAAATAGTACCTGTACCAGATAACATAGGTTTAGGGGGCAGAGATGGAAGAAGTAAATTAGACCAATCTATAGACCCCTCAAACTTTTTATACACAGAAACATATGGTAAAGTACCTTCAAATACAACCTTAACAGTTAATTACTTAGTTGGGGGTGGATTAAATTCTAATGTTCCTTCTAATACTATAACAAAAATTAAAGAAATTAATGTTTCCAATAAACCTAATTTAAATGGTAGTTTAGTTTCTTTTGTTAAAGAATCATTAGCATGTAATAATCCAGAAGCATCAACAGGTGGTGGGTCAGGTGATACTGTTGAAGATTTAAAACTTAATACAGCAGCTACTTTTGCGGCTCAACAAAGAACAATAACTAAAGAAGATTATATTATAAGAACATTATCTATGCCTTCTTTATATGGTAATATAGCTAAAGCATATATTGTAAAATCTACAGATATAGAGTCTATAACTTCAGACACAGAGTCTTCTCAAATATCTTCAAATTTATATATTTTAGGATATGATAGAAATAAATATTTTACTACATGTAATAATGCTACAAAAACAAATCTAATAACATATCTTAATTATTACAAACCATTAACAGATTCTATTAATATAATGGATGCTTTTATAATTAATTTTGGAATTGATTTTGAAATTACAACTTTTAGAAATAATAATAATCAACAAGTTTTACTAGATTGTATATCTGAATTAAAAAATTATTTTAATGTAGATAAATGGGAAATAAATCAACCTATTATAGAATCAGAAGTTATTAATTTAATAGCAAATGTAAAAGGGGTACAATCAGTAATAAATGTTATATTTAATAATTTAGCGGGTCAAGAAAAAGGATATTCTAGATTTAGATATGATTTTAAAACAGCTACTAAAAATGGAATAATTTATCCTTCTTTAGACCCTAGTATTTTTGAACTAAAATACCCAGATACAGATATTAAGGGTAAAATAAAACAATATTAAAATGGCATATTACTCTATATTCCCAGAAAAAGACGCTACAATATATAGTCATCCTGACAGGATAAATATGAATACAGGTCGTGATGAAATCCTTGAATTAGTTGAAGAAAAATCACCTACAGGAGAAATATATTATACATCTCGTATAATGATGAAATTTGCAAATTTAGATATAAAAGATGTTATAGAAAATAAATTATCAGGCATAGCAAAAGAAGTAACTCCTAATAATTTAAAAATATGTTTAAATTTATATTCTACTGAACATAAACAACTAGCTAATAGTCATGTAATAGAAGTTTTTCCATTATATATTGATTTTGCTGAGGGCACACAAAGATATGAATCAAATCCCCCATTTATAGCTACAGGTAGTTTTCAAGAAGCAAATGGAGTAACATGGGTACACAGAACAGAATTAACATCATCTGCATGGATAACATCAGGATTTGCACCTGGAACAACTGGATCCTATACGTTACAAGCAGGTGGAGGAAATTGGTATACAGGTAGTAATTTTAGAGGCGAAGATAATTTTTTTGAAAATGATGTTTTAGATACTGATATAGATGTTACTTCTATAATCCAAAAATTCTCATCTAGTTATTATACAGGAGCTACATATCCTGATGCTATAATTAATAATGGTTTTATAATTAAAAAGCCAAGAGAAACAGAAGAAGATGGTTTTAGTTATGGAGGTCTAAGTTATTTTTCAAATAATACCCACACAATTTATCCACCTAAACTAACTTTTAAATGGGATGATTCAACTTACACAACAGGTAGTGGAGCTACAGCTTTAACTAGTGGAGATATATTTTTATCATTATACAATAATAAAACTGAATTCCAAAGAAAATCAAAACAACGTTTTAGATTAACAACAAGAAAAAGATACCCAGATAGAACATTTGTAACAAGTTCAAATTATTTAAATACACAATATTTACCTAAAACAAGTTATTATAGTGTTAGAGATGCAGAAACGGATGAAGTAATAATTCCTTTTGACACAGAATATACAAAATTAAGTGCTAATAGTGATGGAATGTATTTTGATTTATGGATGGAAGGATTTCAACCTGAACGTTATTATAAATTAATGTTTAGAGTTGATAATAATGATGGAATTAATATTTATGATGAAGATTATTTCTTTAAAATAGTAAGATAATGAAATTAACTAAAAAGGCATACGAATCAATAGAAGCTGATAAATTAATAGATAGATCTTTTAATGAATTAAAATCATCAGTTGATAATGTTTCATTAACAAACTTTTTTGAAATATATAATAAATTATTTTTTCAAATCCCACAAACAGGAACTTTATCCCACACTATTTTATTTAACAGAAGTGGAGAATATTTACAAGATGCAGAGTTATCTTCAGATAAAATTATTAGAGATTTAAGAAATAGTATACAATCTTTAGAACAAAGAATAGCAACTTTAGAATCAGAAAAAAATATTTTAGAAGCTGACAATAAAGTTAAAGAACAAGAAATCACAATATTAAAACAAAGATAATATAAATGGCTAAAACAATTGCTGAAAATAATATTGCTCGGGTAGACATTAAAAATTTAGATGACTTAAAGTCTGTATCAGTTGACAGAAAATTTGGTAGACCTGAAGATTTTGTAGAAGTTCATATATATGATCTTAATAATAATTTATTAAATAGTGTATATGAGTACACTGACTTTAATACAGGAGAAAATATAGGGGGATTAACAAATGAAATAAATATTAATCCCCAACAAATACTCAATGAAAATGGTTATAACACAGGTGAATATAGACTAAAAACAAACATACAAAAAAGAAAAATATTTAATT